TTAAATTTTTTTCAATATTTCTCTTGTTAACCATTGAATATTTTCTAATTTTAAAACATTATCTTTTGAGCAATGTATATTAGGAATATAATATCCCCCTGGTATTATGCTGTTATTAGAAAAAATTATACTTATAGCTGGATTTTTTTTAAAGGAATAGTCATCAGATAATGGATAATATCTACACATAAATTTCTTACTGTTCTTTTCATAATAACCTAAAATGTTTTGCAGGAAGTCAGCTAACTCATAATCTAATTCCTTTGAATAATAAACTATAGGTATATCCCCTATTCCCACACAATCAAAATTAATTATTTTTTTCTCTTTAAAATATTCATCTTTTTCTTGCCAATATTTTGATAGTAAATTAGATCCTAACAAGCCGCTTTCCTCGTTATCTAAAAATACTATTTTTATTTTGTCTGCCTTCCCCTTTAAACTCTCATTATTTTTTAGCTCATAAGCAATATTTAAAAGTGTTATTACTCCACTTGAACGATTAAGGATTAACATAGCTCAATACACATTGATATACTTTATTTTCATTATATGTATTCACGACTTTTTCTTTATTTCTCGTGTGAAACCAAATAAAAACCGTACGCTTTTAGTACGGTTTTTGTTTAAAATATTATTCTGTTATGTTTACATCTAACACTCTATACTTGCTTAAATCTTTTGTACATTCCATTTTAACTATAAAATTATTCCTTATTTTCGCACTAAAACTATTTTCTGCATCTACATATCCAGTTACGGTATATATAATCATATCTTTATTTTCACTTTTTGATTCTTGAATATTGTACTCCTTGAAACTCCACGGAAATTTTGCTGTACTTGGAGCTTTTAAATTCTTTTTAACAACTCCTTGTGCAGTTGTTATTAGTGTAGCTTCGTTATCTTCTTTTTTAGGTTTCTTTTCAGCTTCTTCCTTGGCTTTCTTTTCTTTTTCTTCTTTAGCCTTTTTTTCTGCATCCCGTTTGGCATTTTCTTTTTTCTGCTCTTGTTGTGTTGCTGTTTTTTGTGCTTTCTTCTTATCTCCTGTTCCTTGTCCTAAACCAGCTAAAATAATAATTGCCAATATCCATACCCACCATTTTTTATAGAATGGCTTTTTATTTTTTTTATTCTCCATGTCATAACCCCCTTAAATTTTCTATGTGGTGTAATATATTCCATAATAATTATATACTGTATTTACATAAAGTTCAAATTTTGTACATATTGTTACAAGTAATTTAAAAGAGGTAGCTTTATTTAAAAAGCTACCTCTTTGTTTTTATTTTAGTTCTACTAATTTAATTATTTTATTACTGTTCGGTTGTCGTAAATAGATAAATTTTTCTTCTTGATGTACGTCATATATAGATATCCATAGCGGTGTAGTCTTATCTAAACAATACATATACTCTCCATTCTCTGGGCAATTATCCTCTGAAGGTTCAATGGCTTTTGCAATGCCGATGAATCTTGTGGAAGCTCCAATTAACAAGCCTACTATTAAATATCTTATTCCCTTTCGCATTTCAATTTCCTTTCTCTTTGTTCTATTAAATCCTTTAATTCTTCCAAATCTTCTAAAGTTGCAAAATTTTTTATAAAACTTCGTGTGTGTGATCTCTTATTTAAATATTTGGCGTGTTCTTTATTTTTGCCATACCATTTTTTATTGGCTTCCGTTTGGTTACTCTTTGCCATTATCCTCACCCTTTTTATTTTCAATTTCATGCTTTTCAATTTCTAATTTAGCTTTTTTTCTTTTGTTATAAGTCAGTTTTATTAGCAACAATAATATTATTGTGATTGATATTATTAATAAATAATTTAATATTTTCATATACTTGTGATATAATATAGGAAAGGTTGAGGGGTTTAATCCCCCTCTTTTAACCTTTTGATTTCTAGCCTTAGTTTTTTTATTTCTAACTCCGTCTTGCTGTTCTGCAAACTCAGTTGACGGATTGTTAGTATTGAAATTACTAGGGCTATTAGCTTTCCTATATCTTCTATCACTTACTCACCTCCTTATCAATTACTATACTTATATTATACTATGCATAGTATAATAAATCAATACCTTTTTATGAAATATTTATATAAATTATAATAATTTTTCCAATAAAAAAAGAGGTACTTCCATTATAGAAGTACCTTTAAAAATTAATTACTTAATCTTTTATTACCGCCATTGCCTTTGTTATCATTCCAATAGCAATCTATAAAGCCTTTACCGATTGCTATATAATTTCCTCTATCCTTATGTATTATCAATCTTCCGTCTGTAGCCTGTTCTATGTATCCAGTAGTACCTGGAATTCTAAATATACTTTCTCCTGTTGGTATAGTCTCATCATCATATTTAGGTTTTCCCACTTTCTTTTCCTCCTTATTATTTGGTTTTATACCTAATTTTTTATTATATTCTTTAGTTAATCTATCTAATGTATTAGTTCCTACAATACCGTCTACAGCTAAATTACAATCCTGTTGAAAAGCTTTTATAGCTGTGATAGTTCCATTACCTATAATTCCATCTATACCACTATTACCTATAGGATAACCTATTGTAACAAGCATCTTTTGTATTTGCATTTCTTTTGTTTCTATTGGCTTTGTAGCCTTTCCAATAAATATTCCATCCGTGAAGTTATTCATGTCTACACGGGTACTTACACCGTTTATATGTCCGTCTTCTGTATATTGGTGTCCTACAGCGTTAAAGCCTGTTGCCATTGGCGTATTAACGTTGTAATGAGCTATCCACCCTTTATATTGTTTTACTCTGCTATCTAAGTTGTCCCTTCCAAAATAACCGCCTGTATAAATAAGGCAGTTATAACCAGATAAAGCTTTAAATTTTTGAAGAAATTCTATACATCTGTCTGATATTTGACTTTGACTTCTTCCTTGATTGTTAGTTTCTATATCTAGTGTAGGACTAATATTAAATTGTTTGCCCTTTATAGAGTTCCAGAAGTCCACCGCTTGCTGTGATGGGTCTGTTTTCTCACTCATAAAATGATAGAAACCTATATTCATTCCTACTGCTTTTGCTCCATTGTAGTGTTGGTTTAAATAAGGGTCTACATATTGTACTCCTTCTGTAGCTTTAATTATTACTATGTTGCAACCACTAGCTTTTACAGCACCAAAATTTACTGTACCATTGTGCATACTTATATCTATTCCTTTAGCCATTTTATAACCTCCTTAAAATAAAAAAAAGAACAAAACTATTTGTCTTGCTCTTTTCTATCCTTACTAAAATAAAATGCCACAACCATTGTATAGATGGTTATAAATTCTGTATTTAAAGTATTCTTAATTGCTAATATGGCAAATACTATAGTCATTATTACTGCTATTAACCATCTAGCACTTGTTATTTTGGTTAATACCCTGTTCATATTACAATCCCCCTAATTAAATTTTATTACTGCACCTAAAATACCTAAAATAATAGCTCCAGCGATTGTTCGCCAGAGCCATTTTTGATTATCTTTCATTTCTGCTATATCTTTTTCATTTTGGCAAGCCTTATTATAGGCTATATCTGCTTTTTCTCTTGTGCTGTTATATCCATCTATTTTTGTTTCTATCCGGACAATCCTTTCTAATATTTCTTGTTGAATATTTGAATCCACATTACACCTCCAATAATTAAAAATAAAAAAGACTACATATTAATAGTCCTTACTCTGCTTTTATAAATTTATTTTATTGTGTAATAAAATCTTCTCTACATATTTCCTCAAATTGCTTTGGCTATTTCTTCTGAGTTTTGTTTCAATAATCCTTTTAACTTCATAGATTCTAATTTGCTACTAGCTAATTCCTTTGTAAGAAAATCTACTTTAGTATCCTCACTAACTATAGACCTAATGGGTATTTTATCATAATATACCATTTCTGCATCAAAATCTACTTTCATAACATATTCGTATTGAGCACTTTGTGGTTTGTCTGGTATATCATCAATGAAAAAGCCAAACTTTAATAGCTCTTTTTTAGTATATAAATTTCCATTATCTTTTTTAAGTCCATATTCTTTATTTAACGGTGATGCACACATTGCATAGCCACTCCCAGTATCATAAACAAACATATTTTACCTCCCATATACTTGTGTTGTGTGACCAGTAATACCACTTCTATCTTGGTTATAAGATATAATCACACATGTTTTACTGTCATACGATAAAAAACATTTTGAGTTGTCGTAACTACGAGGGAAATTGAATTCAGTAATTATCCTACATTCTGGATAAGGGAAAGAATCACTACTTGTTAATTTTGGTACTTTAAAATAAACTTCAAATATTCTTTTTCGATAACTTCCAATAATAAATCCGTTTTTAGGGTTAGGAGACATACTCGCACACATCAAATGCTCTGAACCATCACTTGATAATCGTGGAACATCTGCAAAAACAACACCATTATTAACATTCCTAACATCTCCATCAACTATACAATACATTAAACCTATTTCGGGGTCTGTAACTGTAGCATTGGCATATGATGAGTAAAAATTATGGAAACTTTTTGATACCTCTTCGCTAGAGTTATATTTCATTTTGCAATAATTAGATGAATTGCTAGCGGAAGCGCCATATAGCCATCCGTCGTACGCCATGTATTCTCTAAGTTTTGTTACAATACTGTATTTTTCTTCTACAAAAGTAGATTTAATACGGCTAGTTAGTGTTTCGTCCATAACCAGCAAATAAGTAGCTGTGGTTGCGAAAGAACTAAATATAAAAACAAATTGTTTGGTTATCGGGTCTTGCACCACCTTGTGTATATATGCGCCTCCACTCCCTGTAGCGTCTTGTGGAATTGAAACCTCGTGTTTTTTATATAAATACCCCTCATCCGTATATTCTATAATAGTATACCAAGCCAATGTTTTTGTAGATGTATTATTCTTATATATGCCAACAAAACCTTCAATTGTAGGATATAATTGACAAACGTCAAAGTCCCAATCCAAGTCTGATACATCATGTCTTTTTGTGAGTTGAGAACTTCCGAAACTCTTCCAATACACTCCGTTATCACTATGTTGATGCATTAATATACCTTTATTATTTATTGCTATGTTGCTTTTGTCACTTCCGATATTAGTTTGAACAATCTCTAATGGTATGGATGTATATGGTTTGGTTTTAAATTTGCCTAATGGTGTAATACCTTCTGTCTTGCTCTCGCCTATCAAGCCATGTAAGCTTAATATATTATCCATTTGAAAATTAAACATTATAACAACCTCATTTCTATTAAATCTCCATCTTCGGAGTTGAATATTAAATCAAATTTAGTCCTTTCTTTTATAGTAGAGCCATTATTGCTATAAAAGAATATTTCCATACTCTTTGGGATGTACTCATTTGTACTAGTGGAATCTTGGTATAACGTAGAATATGCATATAACGTTTTGTCTTTTCTATACCATCTAATTTGAGTATAGTATTTCCCTTGTTTAGATTCTCTCTTACAGCTCATGAATGTCAATCGTTCTATCATCTTATCAATGGATTGTTGTTGTTCTTCATCTTTTAATTTTATTTCACTTATATCTTTATGTGTGTTTTCTGATTGTAAATCTATCTTATCCCAATTATCATTTAAACATTTTTTAATATTAAAAGTTGTTGTATTAAAATCGTCTGTTTCTTTGTCATATTTAAACAATTTCAAATGTTTTGTTTCTTCGCTCAATATATATCCCTCCTAAAATGCAAATTTATTTAATGTAGTATTTTCTAATTTTGTTAAGGTCATAGCTTCTACATCTTTTAATAATAGATATGCAAATAAATACTCTACTGGTAAATGCGTAGGCTTAGATAAATTTATTTGCTTTTTTAAGCTCTCTAAATCTGTGGGTATTCCATATTCACCCACAAATTTGAGTACTATTTTACCATCTATAAATGACACTTTTACCTTACCATTCTTCCAGCTGTTACATATAGCTTGTAATAAGTTTAAATCTGCCTTACCTTCACTTTTCCACCTAGCAGCTATGATACTATTTTTTTCGTCCTGCTTTAAAGATGGGTCTAGCTTGATTCCCATTTCACCCGCTAGTAAATCAGCACCCCATGTCATTGTTTGAAATTTAAATTGTTTTTTAATATCTTCTAAAACATCTTCTATAGTGTCCATTTCCACACCACTTGAATTACACAATTCTTTTATGTATGGATCTTTCCTAACACGTTTATGTAAATTTGCTATTAACTGTTGTTCTATATTCATATTTACACCTTCTTTATATTAAGGTTACAATACCCATTGTAGGGACTTCTTCTTCACCTATAATCACGTTTTCGCTTAGACTATTATTTACTTTTACATTTTGGGCATCAAGGACACCATCTGCACTAAGTATTAAAGAGATTATTTTAGCATGGCTTACATAATTTATAGTTGCAGAAAAAGCAATTTCTTTTAAATATTCTGTTATCTTAGTAGAAATATTGTTTTTTATTTCTTCATCTGAATACCCATTGGCTTTAGTTATACTACATTCTAAATCTATATTTTTAGCTGTAGCACTCACAACAGTACAATAATTACCTATAGCCGAACTTCCTGCGCCAGTTCCCCATAGGCTCCATGTATTTGTATTAGAATCAAAAGTACCTTTAGGGTCTATGTACTCTTGCACTGTATTAACTAAATCCTCGCTAGCTGGTTGCATATTGGAATCTATAATTATAACTTTTACTGTTAAATCTCCATTCCATAAGGGTATTACCTTTGCATTGCCGACCCCTGTTACAGATTTAGCCCAATAAATAAAGTGTGCTTGGTTATTAGATGTAATAGGATTCTTTAAGGATTCGTAATATCTTTGTTTAAGTGCTGGGTCCGTTTCTTCCTCAAATCCATCGTAACTAGGGTTAAGATTATTTACTTGCGTAATCCCTTGTATTGTTATAGGAAACTCTGTAATACTATTAGCCCCAACCATACCTATATTACCAGTTTGGGTACACTCTGCTAATATAGTGCCCGTTTCTGTTATTTCTTTTTTTTCTAAGCTTTGAAACTCTATATTATTAGGTGTGCCAAATAAATCTCCTTTGTTAATAGTTCCTGTCCCCATTAAAGATAATATTACTTTTGCTTTTGTCGCTACTTTTTTAACTATACCTTTGTTGTCGTATACTCTAGCTGTTAAATCGTCCCCATATAAATCCTTTACCAATCTTAAATTGGCTATAGATAAGGCATATTTATATAGTAAAGCTAATTCTATGGCATTAGTTTTAGTTATATCGTAGGTAAGGTGTCCTTCGCTTTTCTCATATGTGTTCGATATGTTGTTAAGCATATCTTTAATTAATTGTTCCTCTGTCTTTACAGTTACACTCAATCTTCCACCTCCTAAACGTTTATATTTATAACTTCATTATCTTTTGTAACAACATCAAAGCTTACATTCAATACTGATTTTTCTTGTGTTGTTACAAAGTTTTCTATATGATCTACATATCTATGCTTTATAACCGCTTCTTCAATTTCTCTTTGTAGCTCTGAAAGAATAAACGCATTTCTTTTCTTTCCAGCTAAATCCTCTACATTACAGTAAAAATTTGTACCTTTGTAAATCTTGTATTTATCTTTATAAGTTAACAATATCCAATGTATCCATTGCTCTAACGCCTGCCGTTCTGTACATTCTACAAGTTTCCCATTTCTAATTACATATCTATTATTTTTAAAATCAAATAAAAAAACCTTGCCTAATTTAGATAAGGTTTGTTCTTCTTCTATTTCTTCTACTTCTTCAATTATTATATCTTCTTCTGGAAGTAGTGCCATATTCACCCCTCCTATATTTTATCTGCAATAAAAAAGTGCTGGTCGCTTTCATTTGCAATAACCAACACTTTATCATTATTTTTTAGCATATTACTATATGTTATTTTAGCATTGTAGCTAGTGTTATTTAATTCTATAGTTCTTTCTTCTACTCTATCTTTTAAAGCATTGCATAAAGTAGAATTGTTTGGGTCCAAATATAATTGATTATCCATAATACTTATTCTGTAATCTGAACCGCCTTTTACAACTTTCCCTATTGTTGGTCCTATTCTATCTTTATTATTTCTTTTTTTTAGCCATTGGGCAAATTCTATTCCATAATCCATATATAACCTCCTAGCTAAAATCTATTGTTATACCTATTTTATGTATATTATTATTTAAAGTATGTTGTGTACTTTTTATTCTATACCAACCATTTACACCATATTTGCCTAAGTTAACTCTAATTAATCTATTGCAATTTATATAAATTCCTCTCCCGGTATCTATCGTATTAAAAGAGAGTTCTTTTTTTATCTTATTTTTTTCTTTTAATTCGTTACGTGCTATATTGTTAGCTCGGCTTGTATTTTCATCTTCTACACTTATAATGTCCGTTAACTCTCCGAATATCTTAATATTTTTATTATCTTTTACATTGACTAAAACTCTGCCATCATTATTGACTGCTATCACGCTGTTGAACATATCTTCTATGCTTCTACTAATGCTATAATCTTTTTCTATTAATACAGTTGAATTAATTTTTAAATCTATAACTCTATTAATATAAAGTGTTTTACCTTGCATTTCCATTATGTAATGTTCCCCTATTTCTCTTTTACATTGTTCTAATATGTCTTTTATTATATCGCTTAGACTTTCTTGGAAATACAATTTATTTATTCTAGTAGTTAATCTAGTTCTTATATTTACTTTAATACCCACCTTGGCACATATCTGTTGTAATGCACTTTTGGCATTTATGTTCCTAAATTGCATTACATATTTATTTTTATTTAAATACCATGCGTAATCCATTGCAGTATAACTATGTATATTTTCCTTATTAGTCTTGCTTACTATAACACCTTCAAAAACAATCACTTTATCTTGTTTTAAAATTATTTTACTTCTTCCCTCTGCTAAATCTAATATAGAATCGAATGATAGGGAAGTTGCTAGAGTATCTATATCATTAGACCAACTTAAATTATTACATTGCCCTATTATTTCTTTAGTTGTATATCCTTTCCCTACAATATAGGAAGTATATAAGTACCACATTATTTTATCTCCCTGTATTGCTTTAAATCTAATTTATAGGCTACATCTCCATTGGTTAGCTCATGCCAACTTATATTTTCTATAGAAACCATCCAGTTTAATAATTCTTGTGGTAAAAAATTATTCTTATTTCTATTTATAACAATCCTAAGAGGCTTCTTAGTGTTTTGTGCTGTATTCCACATATTTATTAATAAATAAGGATTAATTTGGCTCTTAGCCCATCTATATTTATTGGGATATGCTGGCAACCAACTTTCCAAGCTAAAACTTATTAAGCTTGTTTCTCCCAAAAAGTTATATTCTCCATTATTGAACGTTTCAAAAATTTCATTCTTAGCACCTTTGCTGAGTTCTGGCATTTCTTCTGGCAAAATAGGAAGTTCGTACAATTGTTTTCTATCTAATGTACTAAAATATATATTAGCCATATTACACCCCCAATAAAAAAAGGCATAGTTATAAAACTACACCTTACATATTTTGCATTGCTAATCTAACTTGTGATATTATATGTTGTCCTGCTTGGTCGAAAAATTCTTCTGTTCCAACGTTTCCGGTTATATATATATTAAATGTAGGGCTTGAAGCACCATTCATAATCTGCCTTGATTTATCCGCTGGGATTATTGTTTCACCACTTGATAAACGTCTTAACTCTCCACCTTCTTCGTTAATTAGTGCCATTCCTGCGGGTGAATATTGAGTGCCTTTTGCAAATTTAGGTATTTCCGATACAGCGCCTATATTAACTCCTGGAACTTTATTGGCTTTACTAATAACTTTATTTACTCCACCAATAAAATTATTTAGCATACCTATTCCACCGTTAATTATATCTTTAATCCCTTGCCATATGCCTTGAAATATATTCATTACAGTATTTTTTATATTGTTGAATATATTGGAACATGTTCCGATCAAAGCATTGAAGCCAGAGCTTATTGTACTAGCTATATTGCTTACTACCCCACTTATAGTGGAAGTTATATTATTCCATATGCTAGTTATAGTAGACCAAATAGAGGACATAATTCCGCTTACAGTTCCATAAATAGCACTCCATATGCTAGATATGACGCCCCAAATTGCAGACATTACACCAGACACAACCCCAGCTATAGTATTCCATACATTTACTATAGTGTTCCATATCGCTGTGGCTATTGTTGTTATTGTAGTCCATATAGCTGTCCATACTGTTGTTATAACATTCCATATAGCTGTTAGTATAGGTTGTATAACGCTCCATACGTTAGTCCACATCGTTACAATGGAGTTCCATATCCATGCTCCTACAAGTATTATTACAGCCAATATACCTTTAAATACTGCTTCTATAAACAATCCGATAGGTGTAAGTATTGTTACAATAACATTCCATATAGTTGTAAATACCGTAACTATTGTAGTCCATATGCTTGTAAGCACTGTAGAAATTGCAGTCCAGATATTAGTGAATATAGTTGTTATACTAGTCCAAATATTTGTAAATACAGTTGTTATGCTAGTCCATATATTACTAGCCACTGTGGTTATTGTTGTCCATATATTAGTGAATACAGTTGTTATTGTTGTCCAGATATTAGTGAATACAGTTTTAATTGCAGTCCATAAATTACTAGCAGCTTGTTTTATTTTATCCCAGTTTTTCCATAATAATAATCCTATTGCTATAACTCCTGCTATAGCTAAAACTACCCAGCCAAATGTAGTTAACTTAAGTGCTCCATCAACTAAAATAAACGCACCTCTTATACCTATCAATGCATCTTTGAGTAAATTTGCGATTTTTACAGCTGTATAAAGTGATGCAAACGCTATACCAAAATTAGCTATTGCATCTTTATGCTCTACTAGAAAGCTTATAACTTTACTAATAACGTCATACATTTTCATAAATCCAGTCGCCACTTTATTAGCGACCTGTTCTATAGTCCCATCTTCCTGCCATTGTTTTAATTTACCTGTTATGTTATCTATTAAAACTCCTAATTGTCCACCTGTTCCTTGCATCATTTCAGTAGCCATATTTGTTAATCTGTTTTTCATTTTCCCAAATTTACTTATTAAACTATTATTCATTGTTTCAAATGCTTTGTCAGTCAGCCCAACGCTATTTTGCATAGCGTCTAGACTTGTATTAAAGTCTCCGAACCCTTTTCCTGTAAGTACCAAAGCACCGGATAACGCGTTAACGTTTCCGAACAACTTACCCATAGTTTCAGTATTTCCGCCGGTTTTAACTTTTATCTCTTCTAAGAATTTGGCAAATCCTTTACTTTTTAACGCAGACGCTGAAAAGTCTATTCCTAATTGCTGAGCGGTTTTAGAAGCTTCTTCGGTTGGTTTAATTACACTTGAAAACACAGATTTTAAAGATGTTACCGCTTCCTCTGTTTTCAATCCATTCTTTGTTAAGCTTGCCATTCCTGCTAACATTTCATCTATAGAAGAACCAGCAGATTTGGCAATAGGTGTTAATGATCCCATCGAATTCGCCAATTCCCCAACAGTTGTTACACCTAGGTTTTGTGTAACTAACAGTTTATCCGATATGCTTTGCATTGCTTTTTGACCTGTTAACCCGTAGACATTCATGGTTGAAGTTAGTATTTTGAGCGAACTGTTTGAATCTGAAAATCCAGCTTTAGCCAGTTTCGCTGATGTAACTGCTGCTTGTATACTTTCGTTGGCCGCCACACCACTAGATATTGCATCATACTGGGTGTCAGCCAATTCTTTTATTACAATTCCAGTATCGTTGGAAGTTTTAAGCAAACCTTTTTGAATGTTATCTAATTGCAAACTATCTTGTGCTATTGATTTAACTTTTCTAGCACCTTGGTCTAATTCCCCTAATCCTTCAACACCTGTCTTTACTATTAAACCACCCGCAAGAGTTGCCAAACCTGCACCTAGCTTCAAAACTTTATCTCCGGCTTTTTCAAAGCCCTTTTGCGCTTTGGTAGCAAAATTCGCAACTTGTTGTGAAGCTCTCTTTGCTTCTTTAGAAACTCCTTGAACATTTTTATTTACTTTTAATAAACCGCCACTCATTTTATCCTGCAAGGAAAGAACAACACCTATAGTCTTGGAAGCCATATATAACCTCCTTTCTTTAAAGATTAAAAGGGAAGGCTATTTTTTACCTTCCCCAAATATAGATTTTAATTTCATTTCATCATATTTAGCCCTAAGTTCACGATTAAATATCATACTATCTATATAAAATTTCTTTTCTAGCGCATTTAAATTGAGGTAATAACTCAAAGGCAAATCGCCTTTATCTATGTAATAACTAATCCAATAAAGCTCTCCGCCCTCGTCATTATCACCTCTTATTAGTTTTTTATTGTTTTTTCAATCTCTGCATTGCTATCTTCAAATTGTTCATTAACGCGTTGCGCTAATTGAATAGTCCCATCTATTCCGAAAATCTTAACAGGTATATCAAATGGTTCTCCACATTCTAAACTTTCCATAAGTTCATTGTTATGTAAAAATTCACATGAACTATATACAAGTTCTTTAGAAGCATCTAACATCCTACCATAATCTAGCTTATCTATGCTTTCATCTTTATTCATTTTAATACTGTTAGCTAATATATCTTTAAATTTTAATAAGTCAGAATCAGAAGGTCTTGTAAAAGTTAGCAACCCAAAACCTTCTACCTCTATATCCATAACTTTTCTTCTTTTATTATATTTATCTGTAGCTTTCTTTATAAAATCCTTTAATGTTATTTTCTCGCTTTTACTCATATCCTCTACTCCCCCTTAAATTAATTCTAAATATTCAAACGAACTTGCTGTAAAAGGTAATTCTTCTTCTATCATTGCTCCAGCTTCCAATTTAGCAAGTTGGAGTTCTGTGAAAACTATATCTTCTAGTTTTAACCTTTCTATTTTTTGTCCATTCTTTGTTGCAGTAGCAACAACTATGCTTATATCTGGCATATCTAAGGTTCTAAACCCTTCCGCTAAAAGTCTCTGCGCTCTTGAATCCGTTTTTTTGATTGTAATAGTACCTTCGATACTATTACCTGTAATTTTAGTGTATTTGTTAGCATCGCCAACAAATCGTATATCCTCTGTTTCTAAGCTACATTTAGCTTCTATACTAGATAGATTCCCCCATAGTTCGGTGTTGATCCACACTCTACCTTCGTTTCCACTTATAACTTCATTTCCTTTAGACATTAAACCCCTCCTATTCCATTGTGATAACTAGTGTTAAATCTGTCATACTAGTTAATATTTTTATATTTGCGCCTAAGAATAATTTTCTTTTGAAGGTGGTATTTTTAACTGTTGTATCGTCCCATTCTTTAGCTTCTGGCTTTCCACTAGATACCCAAGCTTTTCTTTGTGCTTCTATATCTATAAAGCTTTCATTATTATAAGAATTATCTAATATATCTCTTACGGCTAGATTACTAAAATAAGTATTAACAGCACTTACAAATAACATCTGATTATCTAACTTGTTTTTAAATTTACCTATATAATTATTTTTAAAAGTTTTCCTTATATCGTCTTTAATCAAATCTATTGTTTCTATAACTTCAATTAAAGAAAAATCTTCATTTTTATCTTGTGTAAATGTAGTTAGAGAATTAACTCCCAATCCGATTTTTACTATGTTGTCATCATTTATAAGAATTAGTTTCCCAGCTTGTATTTCTTGATTTGCATTAACAGGCTCTAAAACTGATTTCAAGTTTTCCATAACCATATATGTTGTTCCTGCGTCTGTTCCCGCACTAGCTATATATCCTAATAAAGTAGGCAAAAATTCATATCCATCCTTTTCACCTCTAGTATTATCTTTGAAAGTTACCTTTGTATTTTCTAGTACTACGATACCTTCATGGTCTGGCGATGTAGTTGGATCATACACTACAGCTCTGAAAGTCTTTTTATCTATATCCCTTCTAGTCTTTGTCCAATTAACTAAAGCCTCATAATCTGTTTTAGTTTCTGAAGCTAAGCTGACCCAACCAGTTGAATAGTAACCTTTTATTATGTCTAAAGCATCTGTAATAGTTTCCTCTAAATCTACCCTTATGACAATAACCTTGTTAGGATTTCCTAGTAAGGCGTCTTTAATATGTTGCAAATTAGTAGCTGTATACTTAGTTTTGTCTAGTTCTAATTCAGCTAAGTTTTTGTATTCTACTCTATTAAAATTTTTATCTGTATCATCTTTTATAATTAAAATAGCATTGTCGCCCTTTTGCAAAAATGTTGTAGCACGTTGTTTAAAAATAACGTCAATGTTTGGTAATGTATTAGACATTTAAATACCTCCTATTTCTAATTCTTCTAATTTCTCACCTGTTTGCTCTTTCACACTCATTGCATAAAGTTCAGTCAATGTTGCTATTAGCAAACCTTCTTCACCTCTAGAGTCAAATTCACACTCAAAAACAGATATGTAATAATTTTCACTAACCTTAATACCTGTTTGAAATATTAAACTTAATAAATCTTGTATTTCTAACATCTCAATTTTGTTTTGTTCTCTATTTTGGGCAAAATAAAAAAGCCTAACGTCAAAATTCCGTTGTTCGGCTTCTCCATTTAATAAACTTGTTTTGTTTTCTGTAAAATCCACATAAAAAGAAGGTCTTGTAATCTTTTCTCTTATATCTGTAGATGAAAATTGAATATCTTTATAAGCTGTATTCTCTAAACCTTCTTTAACCTGTTGTACTATAGCCTTATTTATTTCTTTTAATGTTACAATCTATAATCCCCTCCAAATAAAAAAAGAATATGCATTGCATATTCTTAATCCCTATATTTTATTACTTCTTTTCTTAGGGTTTTAACAAACCCTTGTGTCATTACCGAGCCTATACCTTCCAATGCATTCATTTCCAGTATAATGTCATTTGTAAACCCTTCTTCCTCTGTTGTTATTATTAAAAAGCATCTTTCTTTTTTTCTTTTTTTCTTTACTCCCAATGCAAATATACCGAGGACCAAAAGTCTTGTTAGTGTTACATCTTTTGTTATTTCTTCTTCAGTTTTGAATTGTACATCTTTTATATCTTTTATATCCAACTCATATCTTTTTTTCCAAAATTGTTTCAATACCAGTTTATTTTTTTCTATTTGTACAGCCATATTACCCTTTGTACCAAAATTAGCATATCCACCTTGATAATATCCTTCTACTTTTGTTATATCCTTTCTTACTTCAAACATTCCATCTAACAACCCCATGTCATCACCTCAAGAAAATAATACCATATCTAGTCAAAAATTTCATCCAAAAATTTGTCTATATCTTCGTAGTATTCTCCGTTAAAAGCTTTTGCAGAATCCCCGATAAAATCGAAACCCGGAACAAATTTTTCATTACCATTTCTACTTCTATGCATCCAACCATCGTTTAACAAATGAGCATGAGGGCTAGAGTTGTAAGCCCTTATAGCTAATTCTTTTCCTTGATATTTATATAATTTCCCTGTTCTAAAGCCTTTTTTTAAATTCCCTCTATACTCACCTATGCCTTTAGATGCAAATGTTTGTTTGTTTTTCTTGTTTAATTTTTTAGCTTCTTTCCTTAAAAATGCTTTGGTTTTCTTAGGGTACTCGTTTTTAGCTGTATTTAACAGCCCTTTGCTAAACTTATCCAATTGTGTAGTATCAAACCCATTCATATTACACCACTGGGTAGTTATACTTTTCTAGTAATATTTTTCTTATACATTGCATTTTTTCAAAACATTGTGACTTTACTTTATGTAATTGATCTATCAAATCGTTAGCTTCATCTAATTGCCTTTTAATTCCCTCGTGTTCCATTTTTAGTTCTTCGTATTTTGCAATAAGTTGACTTTTCTCCCATTCTCTCAATTCAAATTCACCCATTTAGCACCTCTCTATTCAAGTTTTAATTCACAAAATATATATAAAAATAACGAGTTTTTATAATCTGGTTCCCAATATTTAAAGAAAAATTTTTGCTCTTTAAATATAAAAAACATATCTAATTTTGGATTTTCTATACTCTTTAATCTTACTTTAAACCTATGTGTATATTCATAACCCTCGCTAACAGGTGTTGAGGTCTTGACAACCGATTGAGGTAATATATTACAATACACTAAGTCTTTTATCCTATCTTCTTTTATGTCAGTTTCTTCAAGTTCATTTTTAAATTCTATCATACCCCATAATTCTGCTCTTTGGTTAAGCTGATTAGTTATTAACATATATTCACCTCTAAGTGTCTGTTTCTGAATAAGTTCCGTATTGTAATTGCAACATCATACTTTGATTTATATATTTATATTGTTCTTTTTTATCTGTACTAACGCCTTTATCATCATGCATATTTACTAATGTATTTAGAACACATAACCTTAATTTTCTTTTAAACTTAGCACTCTTCAGTTTTTCTTCTATATTATCAATGCTATCTACTACAGCATCATAAGCAACTTGCATTAAAAAAGTAAAATTATCCTCATCATAATCAAGATTTAACCATTCTTTAGCTTCTTGTAATGTTAATATTGAATCCATCACTTTTCACCATCTTTTTTAATTTTCTTAACTTCTTCTACATAAGAAAAAGCAATTAACTTATTAGCTAATTGCTTTGATAAATCTCTTATTTCTCCAATATGAAAATCTTTATATCCTTCTCCAGTACATTCTATTATAGCTTTAACCTTCATTTAATCACTCCTAAGCTATAGTAACTTGACCATACACAAATGTATCTGAATCAACTAATTTCACATCTTCTCTTGTTATTGCTCTTATATCTGTTCTATTTTTCTTAAATGCATCTCCACCGATATTAGTTGATAATAAAGATATAGCTTCCCTATCGAATAATGTAACTGCTTCTTTTAATGCTCCTATTATGATAGGTGCTTTTGTACCACTTGTAGTATCATTTTTCAATGTTTTATTAGAATATACTTCTACTGGATGTATCCCGAATAGTAATTTCTTAGTTGGCATTGTTGGGTCTTTCTGTAATAAATAATTACCTTCACTGTCTTTTAAAGTATCTAACCAGTTAAATCCAGTTTGATTAGTTACAACAACACTCATGGCAGATATTGCAGGGTCTAGTGTTACATTAGTTATTGTTTTTAAATCGTCTGCACTTGCTATAGCTGTTTTAGCTTTAGTTGCTAGTAAGTCTACTATTAACTTATTTCTAGTTGCAACCTGTTTTTTTGCTAACCATTTATTTAAATAACTTGCTAAATTAGCAGTATTATCAGCTAAAAGGTTGTTTGGTACTGGCAAAATACCTCCTCTATCTTTTATTACATATGATATATTAACAAATTGTGGGCTATCTGTAGTTGGTACATCTTCCCCTTCTTCAAATTCTGCAAACGGAGTATATTCCGCGTCTTTTTCTATGTTTCTATTACCTTTAGGTGTTGTTACTGGCTCGATATTAACTAATGTTTCTAAGGGCTTGAATTCTCTTTTTAATTCTTTTATAGCTGTTTGTTGATCTATTGGGATTGTGTAACCTCCATCTTCGCCAGTATTTGAAGATAAAGCATTATTGAATTCTTTTAATACTGTTGCCTGTTCTTCTGTAACTCTCTTACCTCTTAAAACATTGTAAAAACCTTCTTTGTATAACTCTTGTTTATTTTTTGTTTCTTCCATACTTCCACCCTTTCCCAATTCTTTAGCTATACCAGCATTTATTTTATCTTCTATTTCTTGTCTTTCTTCTTCTTCTATTTTTTCTTGCATTGTTATTTTAGCTTTTAATGTATCTATATTTTTGGATTTATTTGTTATTTCTTCTGCTGTAACTCCATCTTTATTCATTAGTTGTTTTGCTTCATTCTGTAATTGTTCTAATTCTTGTTTTAATTCATCTGATAATTTCATTAAATACACTCCTTTTTAATTTTTTGCAATAAAAAACAGCCTATAGGTTAAGCTGTAAATTCAACTTTGCTTTCGCAATTTCTAATTCTTTTTCATTTATTTGTTTTTCTTCTTTATTGTTTTTAAACTCATTCCTTAATTTATTAATTATTTGTGGTGGTATCACTCCACTGTTAAAACTAGCCACTATTTTGTTATCTTCATCAAATAGTATTTCATCTGCAAAACCTTTTTCTTTGGCTGTCTTAGCATCTAGCCATGTTTCTTTAGACATCATGTCTAGTAATTCATCTTGTTTAAGACCTGTTTTAAGTATGTAAGCATTAGCTATACTTTTGTCTATTCCTTCTAATACTTCAGCACCTTTTGCAAAATCCTCACTATTCCCAGCACTTATCATACTGGCTCTATGTATCATTAATTGTGCTGTAGGAGAAATTTTTAAAATATCACATCCCATAGCTATTACACTTGTAGCACTAGCAGCTAATCCAACTATTTTACCTGTTATTTTTCCTCTATATTCTTTTAATAGGGAATATATTTCGCTACCCGCGAACACACTCCCACCACCACTATTTATTATAACTTCTATTTCTTCATTTTTTTTAGCTTTGTTTAATGATTCTTCTATGTCACGTGGACAAGTAGAATCCATTTCAAACCAATCGTATATCATTTTATCATCATTACTTATAATAGTTCCTTTAACATTAATTTTGATCGTTCTCACTTCCTTTCCACTGAACACCTGCCATTTTCATTGGCATATAATTACCATTGCCAACCAATTCATCGCCACCCTCTCTTCTTGGTAGATTTTCTTTATCTCTACACTCATTTGGTGTCATTATTGAATTGTTTACAGCTACTGCATAAGCATCTAATCTAGCTTTAAAAGAACTTCTTAAAATAGCATCTACATTAAAATTAAAATAAAAGTTATCCTGCTTTTCTCTATTATTAAATAGCTTTATTGCTAATTCCTGCTCGTACTGGCTTAGTATAGGAAGTAAAGTATCTTTATACATACTTTCCTGTTGTAGTTCTACATTTGCATAGTTGCCCTTATCATAATCGTTAAGGAACTGAGGTTTTATACCAAATGCCCCAGCTATTTGTAATGCATTGTACTTATTTAGTTCTAAGAATTGGCTATCAGTTAATTTAGAACTTATATTACTAGCTGTCATTCCTAAAGGTAAGGGTATAAATTTGCCGGCGCTTTTACTACTAAAACTTTCTAGCTTTTCAACTAATAGATTTTCCGCTTTAGTATTTAGATCACCTGTGTATTGAATAATTATTTTATCTGTAACCATTCCATTTTTAGTTAATTCATTTAAAAAATTATTAGAATATTGCCCTCTTGTAATATAACTTGATAATATATCTCTTACAGATAAGCCAACAATACCTTCTCCGTTTTGTGTGATCCAGCTTTTAAAATGTAAAACCTCATCTTGTCTCATTGTATATTGTTTTGCTGTCTTTTGGTCTGTATACACATACCATAAAGCATTTTCACGCCCAAATAGTCCTTTAGTATCTATATAGATTTGTACATAGTTATTGGGTAGTATCCAAAGGTACTTTACCTTTCCATTTCTTTCTTTTTCTATGTATACAAAAGCGTTCCCATAATGGTTACGCGCAAATTCTACACAACTCCAAAAGGTATTAGCATTGTAATATGGATTGGGTTGTAATCTCAATATAGCGTTCAAATAATGCATTTGTTTTTCATTACCGTTTCGAGTTTCTTTATAGATTTTTAAAGGCAATTTAGACATTGTTTCAGATAATATCCTTAGGCAAGTAAAATATGTTATCTCTCCTATTTTACTAGGGTTTATACCATCTACATTTATACCTAACATCTGTAAAAACTCTTTATTTTGTAAAGATACAGTTGTATTGTTCACTATTTTATTTAAAAAGCCCACTTATTCACCTCCCTTCATGTCTGGCGAACAATACCCCTAATACCGTTAAAATAGCACCTAAAACATACATTCCAGCTATTTTATTTATTAAAAAAGTGCTAAATATAATAAAGAATATACCTAAAAGAAACATTACTTCTGGTATATTCTTAATTAAAAACTGTATTATTTTTTTCAATCTTTATCACCGCCATATAGCCTGTTGATATATTCTTCACTGGCATACTTATTAAGCTTAACTGCTTGTTTTGTATTAAATATCGCTCTGCCTAAAGCCATCAGCATAGCTATAACCCCATCTATTTTATTTTTACATTTAGATTTATCATATTTAATATTCCCCGCTGGGTCTTCCGTTGCTATAACATTGCTAGCCATCCATGTTAACACTGGATTATTAGCTATTATTAATCTTTTATCTAACAACATAATTTCAAAATCTCTAATAACAGGAGACATTGATTTATAACCTTGTCCAAAAGGTGCTACTGTATAATGTTTTTCTAATCTACTTCTTATATCTCCTGCTCCCCATCTATCGAATACAATTTCATCTATATCAAAAGAATATTTAGAATTTATATGATCTATGTAATTAAATAATTCTTCATTGTCTACATATGTGCCATTCAAACCTATTAAATCTTTATTTCTAACCCATGTATCATACCTTACGTTATCTCTTTCACTTCTATCTATAAGAGTTTCTTTAGGTGTAAATAAATGAGGATATATAATGTATTTGTCTTCTTTTCCGTTATAAAAGCATTGTACATAAGCTATTATGTCCTGTATGTATGCCATATCTAAGCCACACCAACACATAGCACCTTTCAAATCGTTCAAGTCAATATCTTGTAAACATTCTTTCCATAACCTCATATTAATTGCATTTTCCCCATCTAGGGCAACATGTTGATTTAGATACAATCTTCTGGCTTTAGCTTCAAAAGTCTTTATTCTACTAGCCTTTAACATAAAATCTTTTAAATCATCATATTTACGAAATATTCCTAGTGCTGGATTAGCTTTAATTTGTTGCTTTATATCCATTAAATCGCAATCTTTATCAGCTTCATATATAGCATAATAGAATTTATCATCCTCAAATTTCCCTTTTTCAATATCCTTTGCATAATTGTACAATTCTAGTTCTAAGTTCTGTGGATCTTGTCCGCTTGATGCTGTTGTGGTAGCAAATAATAAAGGACTATCCCATAGTCCCATTCCTGTTCTTAACTTAGTGTATGCATCACTATTTTTGTACTCGTGCGGTTCATCAAGAATAACAACGTAAGACGCATAACTATCAAGATTCGCCCCATCATTAGCCAATACCCTTAAATAAGAATTAGTTGATTTCCTATACATTTGTCGCATACTTTCAGTTATTTTAACATATTTTTTAAGTGTTTTATTTTTCTTTATCATTAACACCATAGTATTAAACAGGTTACTTGCTTGTTTCTTATCATTAGCTACTATTATATATTCCGCTCCGAAAGTAGGGTCTGTGAAGTATAAATATACAGCTATCCAACTCACAAGGCTTCCCTTACCATTTTTACGACTAATATCTAATAAAGCTTCTCTATGTTTCCTAAACCCTGTTTCACGTTCTTTAACACATAATATTTCGCTTGTTATTCTAAACTGAAACTTTAATGGACTAATCTTTTGCCCTTTCTTTCCTTTGTCCAGTTCCAACTTAGTTATAAATTTATAAAATCTTCTTGCTTCTTCTTCATCATAAAAGTATTTATCATCATTCCATTTGTTTTTTAATTCATCTATAAGGTCATCAAGATTATACATAATTTGTTCTTTTTTATGTTGTTCTAGTATTTCTTTTATATCCTCATGCATAACCTTTCACCCCTTTTATTTAACAATCATATCCTCCATTTCTTCATCCTCATTATTGCTTTGTAGCATCATTTCTCTTAGTTTAACTCTTTCACGTGGTGTTAAACTAAACTCCTTTATAAAACTCAGCATACTTTTCATAGCATTATTAGCTATAGATATTTCTGGTATTTGTTGCCTATATCCGCTTTCGGTTTCAAAGCATAAATCTTTGTTAGCTTTTATGGCTTTTTCAGCTTGCACCCAACGTTGGTAATTAGAGCATAAAGCAATCAAAGCTATATCATCACCATTTTTCCACTTTCCCTCTTCCACTAACATTTCCGCTATATTATAATATTTATCCTTAGCTTCTTTATTTAAAAAACTAGGTGCTTTTGGTATTTTATTATTTTCTTCCATCTTTCCACCTCTTTTCTAAACCACCCCTATTGAAAAATCGATATTTTTTCTTACGTGATGGGGGATGCGGTCACGCTGACAAAGGTTAAAACTTTTTTCATACCCCTACCTTTTAAAATACGAATAAAAATAAAAAATAATTTAAAATAATTAATATTTTTATATTTTCTATGTATATAGTTATACACTTATTTATTAATTAATCGTCGTTAAGTAAGGATAAACACGAACATTCTTCAACGTGTACTTCTATTCCTTCACCTTGGTTAATGTAATCTACAATTACTTTTATTACATCTATTAATTGCTCTATAGCTACCGGCTCTGCTTTATGAGTAGAGTTATACATCTGTATTATATCTCCTAGTAATGCACTAGACTGTAATCTATTCAACCTATACATAATATCACTCCTTACATATTACTTAACACATCTCTCATGTTGTCGCATATATCCTGTGCTATCCTTTTACCTTCTAGCCCGTTGCTTATTCTTCTTATTCTAAATTCTCCATTAGATAGTTGTACTATTTCTTCCATTGGTTCATTGTTATATAATATATTGTCTATATCTTTCTTACTATCTATAAACATATCAAACAATTCTTTAAACTGTTCTGTTGTTATACAATCTACTGTATGGTTATCTGTGTACAGGTCTAGCATATAACCTAATGCTTGGTTATATCTTTGGTCATAGTCCATTGTTCTCACCTCTTTCTTTATAATATCTTAATATACATATACACTATTCCGTCAATAGCCCATACACACTCTACAATTTCATATTCCCTTTCTATTTCTTTCATCAATTCATCATCAATGTACTGTGTATCTAAACCAACCGTTTCTTCACCTTTGTTGTATGCTTCTGTTATTTTGTTGTTAACATACTTTAAACATACTTCTCTATACCCTTGTAATACTTCTTCTTTAGTTATTAATTTACTTCTCCCTTGTCCTGGTGGTTTTGGTCGTGGTCTTGTAGTTGGTATTACTGCTGGCATTTTTCATCAACCTCCTAACAGTCTGCATCACCATAAGTTATAAGCCCTTTTTTTAATTCATGTTCACCTTCTAATACCCATTTGCAATCCCTATCTACTTCTTTTAAAACTATCTCTAAAGCTTCTTCTTTGTTATCAGCTACAACAATAGCACTCTGGTATGGGTGTCCTTCATAAGTCATGTATTCATATATATACATTTAATCACCTCTATTTATATTCTTCCTTATATCTTTGTACTATCTTAAATAAATAAGCTTGCATAGCTAACTTATCCTCTTTACTCTTCTTATAAGCTGTATGTATTTCTGCATGTGTATTGTGCTTTTTACTACCACTAACATATATTAAATTGTTTATATCATATACTCTGTTCTTATCTTCCTTAACTTCTATAATATGATGGGATAAGTCTCCGTAAACTATCTTATTATGTTTATATAATTGGTATATATCTAACCCGTCAAACTTGCTTTTACATTGTCGTGTTAACTTTATCCAACGTTTATCCCTATATATCTTTGTACTTTCTTTATCTCTATTATATAGGTCGTATTCTTTGTTTCTTAACTTGTTTCTTTTCTCTTTACATTTGTTTATACAATCTTCCATATCATAAGGTACTTTTATCCCGCAGTAAGGACATAATTTAAATAGCATTTTGTATCTCCCTTAGAATAAATATATATAAAAGAAATATGTAAGTGTACTGTGTACTAGCGTTCCTACAAAATTTCCTATTCTTCCCGCACCGTCTTTACCTTTTGCTATTCCTATTATGTTTAACATTACATTAAGTATGCTTAATACCAATCCCATCCACGCTATTATCTTCAATTTAATTCCTCCTTTACACAAAATAAAAAGGACACCTGTTACAGTGTCCATATGAATATAATCTCCTAAACTATTTTAGGTAAGTAAAAAGACACCTAGAAATTAATCTAAGTGCCTTTTCTGTACATACACAATAGTTACTTTAAGTTTATATTTACCTTTCGGTATTGGCGGAGGCAACAGGACTTGAACCTGCACATCAATATAAAATACCGACTACTCACAGTTTAGCAAACTGCTGCCTTACCATTAGGCTTATACCTCCATATATAGTAGCACCCAAATTAATGGGTGCTTTGCAGTTGCCCTTGTACGATAAAATCCTTTTTCTATACTCTTATTATAACACGTATTTATTATAAAAAAGTCCCAAAATCGTACCAAAATCGTACCAAATATTAATTATCCTAAAATGTTTAATCCTCCTTTATTTTAAAATCAACTCTGCCAGTTCCGTTCATCTCTATAATAGCTTTTATTCTTTCTTCTTCATTGTTTTGTTTCGGTAAAACTCTATTTGCAATATTAGCTATATTAATTAATGATTTTGTCATTTCTAAGTCTTCTTTAGTTAATAGATTAGTTCCACACTTAGGGCACGGCTTGTTTAACCAATTTTTATAATCTTCAAATCTAACTTTATCATTTCTATAATCACAATTTGGGTTATCGCATTTTATACCTTTTATATTTAATTCTACTGCTTGTTTCATATATTTTAATCCTCCTACAAATCTATTTATTTAGCATTTTTAATATTTGCTCCATAATATAATAATTAGGATTTAAAAATATTTGTATAATGTTTTGTGTAGATATTATAACCCCCGCAAACCCTATAACACTTCCTAATATTATATATATAATTTTGCAAACACCCCAAGCACCTTCATCTGTAAACATATCATAGTATTCTTCTTCTTTTGCCTTTTTTATTTCTTTTTTAATAATTATATATATACTTGTACATATTACTAACCAAACTATTAACTCTAAACAATTATTTAATAACTCAACTTTAGCTTGTTTATGCAATATTTCAAACAATTTCTCTACAGGCACATTAAATTTTTTAGCTAAATTATCTAAAATATTATTTATTTGTATACTATAATCCATTATTTATCCCTCATTTCTATTAGAGTCATTATTGAATAATTTGCTAAATCCATTAATGTATCTTTCATAGATTCATCTTTAATCTGTTGCTCTTGAATACATAGGCTTTGTAGCCTATTAACTTTATCAGTAATTCTTGTAACTGCACTTATTATTCCTAACTTCTTATAAGTTTCTCCAAAGCTATCACCATAGTCATGGTTCTTATGTTTGTATATTTCATTTAGATCCACACATATTCTTTTATGTTTTTCAATTTTACTACTCATTTATTTACCTCCAATGTATTACAATTCTATAACTCTAGTACAGTTTAGGTGTAGAAGTTTTGTTTCTACACCTATTTTGTTGTACTTAATATTTTTGAATTACGATAATTATTCAATATCAGATAATTCCATTTCAATATCTTCAATTAAGCAATAACCATCACAATCAGCATCATCATAAAATACTGTTTCTTCTAACAAATCAAGCACATAACTTGAATTTTCTTGTTTTTTTAATAAATCTCTACAAGCTTTCAATAATATAATTTTTCTATCTTCCATTAATAATTACTCCTTTCTAAATACGTAATAATTTCATATTCTGAATTAACTAATAATCTTATTAAAATTATTTATATTCTCTAAAATTTCCTCTCTCTTTCTATAAGCTGTCATCCTTGCACCACCGTATAACATCTCTGCTATACATGGGATAGTTCTGTGTTCCTTGTATTTTAACTTTATGAACTCTTTAGCTTCTTCACTTAACATACTAATGTTGTAATTAATAGGAGCTATCTCCCTTTCTAGCTGTCTTATTCTAGCTCTATTCTTTAAAATTTTCTTTCTTATTGACTTCCACTCATTTTCTAGTTTGGTAATTTGATGTTCTATTTCTCTGTCACAATGACTACATTGACTTGACGTTTGAACTCTTTCTGAATAGCTTATCGAAATGTTTTCTTCTTCTAAATCTATATTGGTTTCTTTTATGTCTTTTTTTACTTTTTCTTTCTGCTGTTCTAATCTAGCACATATATATTCTAACTTCTCTATTTCTTTTAGATTTCTATAATAAACATATAACATTCTTTCTGTTTTTTTAAAGGTTTCTTTATTCATTTATTCCCTCCCTACTTCATAAGTTATTTTTATTAACTGTTTTACTAGCAACCTAAATGATATTCCTATTAATATAAAACATATTAAATCTGTAAATATACTTACTTTCCAACTGTATATTTTAGTTATAGCAAATCTTATTTTAATAACTAAAACTATAAAATTGATATTAAACCCTGTCCAGATATAATCAGATATTTTATTTGAAAATTTCATGTTTCCTCCTTATACCGCAAACATCTTTCTCCTTGCAAGTCTTACAATTATAATTACAAATTATCCTTGGTTCTTTCTTTACTTTCCTAACTGCTAATCCTATTGTTATCCCTATAATTATTATGCTATAGACTATTGCTCTAATCATAAATCCCCTCCTATTTTAGATGTTATTTATACACATTTACAATACGTTTAATTTGCTTTAACTTTGAACATACACGACTATCGTCAGTTAAGTCGAATAATACTTCTACCAAGTAGCTAATCTCTCTAAAATCTTCTATAATACTATTTGGTACACGTTCCACGCTCTCCCCTCCTTATTAAACTTAACCACCCACCTATATCCTCAACATGATATTTATTTTCATATTTTTGTACTAACATTACCTTTTCTTTAAAGCTCCTATAACGTTTGGTTTCTGCCCTTAAAACCCCTATTTCCATATTTACCCCCTTATATATCTTCCTGTACCCTAAGAATACTTTGATATCCGCTTAATTCCGCTTGTAAACCTTGTAACATATCTTTACAACTTTTATACGTAACTTCCGCAACATCTCTTTTAAATTTCAATTCCCCCACGTTTCCTCTTGCTATGTCTGGAATCAATGTGGCTTGTACTTTACTTTCCCTAAGAATTAATATTTCTTTTGCTAAAGCTATTTTATAATCTCTTTCAGCCTCGGCGTATTCTTTTGCTTTTTTATTAAGTGTATTTATGCCATTATCTAGCCTTTTACTAGTGTCCCATATAGCTTTTGTTAGCTTCTGTAGTTCCATATTTAACCCTCCAGTAATTCTGGATTTCCGTAAATATTACCTTCGATTTTAAAATCTGTATTATAGAATCCATCTAAACATATAAAATCTCTATGCCATCCCCACACAACACCAAACTTACAATTTTTATATTCTACAACTGTATTACCACTTACTATGATCTTGTCTTTTATTGTTTTATCTTTTATTTTTATACTTAATATATCTCCCTCATAAATTTCTTTTCCATTTATATCTTTTAGCCCTGTATATTGCCCCAATGTATTAATATCTACAGGCTCATGAATAGTTAGTTGACCAGGACCATTATTTTGATAAACTATAATATGCCTTGGATTATCTTTTCTGCAATCTGGCATATTATAATATCCTCCATAAACCCATTCATTGTTATCTAAACTTTTACCTCTAAATTTAATTTCTCTCATTACGCTTCCTCCAAAATAACTTCTACTCTTGGATTCTCTCCATACCATTTATTTATTGTACAAAATACAATTTGTTTATCGTCTTTATAAGCTAACCCATTCAAAGAATCTAAAATTACTTTTGCTATATTGTCTACATCTGGCTTTATAGTTGGTCTTATAATGCCTGCTAACATATCTTTTTTATTTTTCTTACTTGTACTTTTAGGTATTACATAATAAGCATTTATAAAAGCTACGACCTCACCTGTAAGCTTTTCTCCCTTACATTGTTGTTGGTAACATAGTTTCACCCAGTTCTCATAATTAACTGTCTTATCTGCTGTATATGCCTTTCCTGTTTTAGTATTAAACCTCGGTCTTTGTTTTCCCATTGGTTTACCATCTATAACTATTTTCAAAACTGCCCCATCTCCCTTTTACCTCTGCTATTTTTTCTTAGCATCCTAGCCATGTTATTTCCATGCAAAGCAAATATATCGTTTTTCTTAACTCTCTCCCTATCTCTTTTCCTTTGCTGAAGCAAGATGTACGTTTTCTCTGCTCTCTCTTTATTACTCATATTTACCCCCTATAAAATTCTCTTTCCTCCCATGCAAGCGATTATTATATCTTCTCTACCAAATACACTATTCTTTTGTCTTATTAACTTAGATAAGCTTTTAATCGCATTTGTAGATATTCCTAGCTTGTCCTTTATTTCTTCTATGCTATAAAATTCTTTATTGAAGGTTTCTTCTAACCAATTTTGAAACTCTAGTTTTAATTTCTTATTTAATTCTTTTCCGCATTTTCCGTGTACCCCAAACTTTTCCCTATGATGAACTGGACAAAGATAAACTGAGTTCTTTTTACATTTAATTAATGCTCTACATTCTGACCTATAAATTACATGGTGTTCTTCCGAGTTAGGTCGCCCACATATTACACATTCTTTCATCCCATCACCCCGTATTGTATTACCGTTTTATTACCCTAGTACACTATAGGTATAAAAGTGCCTAGATATATACCTATAGGTACTTAATATTTTTGAATTGTGACATTAAATTATATTAAACATATTTAACTGGTTCATAGTACTTTCTAATCTATCACTGGCCAGATTAAAAATTTCTCTATCCTTTTCAAATCCTAAAAAATCAAATCCCATTTCATAGCATGCTATTAAGCTGCTCGCACTTCCTACATGAGTATCTAAAATTTTATCTCCTTGTTTTGCATAATTAAGTAATATCCATTTGTATAAATTAACAGGTTTTTGAGTAGGGTGTATTCTGATTTCATTTTTGCTTTTATCTCCTTGCATTATATGTCCTTCGCTTATTGATTTGCCTTGCATCATTCCATTCCACATATATCTAAACATCTTGGTTTTGTTATGCATACTGCAGTAAGCTACTTCACAATCACTAAAAGAACTTTTACCGTTTACCTTATCCCAAATAATTAATCCAGGACCTAAATAATAATCAAAGTAATTACAACCCCATACTATTTGATTTTTAGATACTCTTAATAATTCTTTGAAGTACTCCTTACCAGGGACACTCCAATCTTCAATAACGTTATATTGCTTTCTTTTTATGTTTAACTTATTTACTGTTCTCCCGTAGTATTTTCTTTTATTCGGCCCATCAAAATATGGAGGATCTACTATAGCTAACTCGAAATATTTATCTGGTATTTGCTTCATACCTTCCATGCAATCAATATTATATAGCTTGTTTAATTCAAATATTTTACTCACCCCCTAAACACTACAATCATACTTGGGAATGGTGCTGAATTTTTAGCATTACCAAATTTCAACCTTCCTTTTATAAACCTTATTTCTTTAGCCTTATGATAAATATAAGAATGAAAATACTTCGTATCTGTTCTAGCTGGTATTAACATTACTACTGTTGTATTTTGTTTTTTAGATTCTTTGTATGCTTTCTCTACCCATTTACCAATCTCACGCCCGTATGGTGGATTACAGAATACTCTGTATCTCCCCCAATCCTGTTTTAGTCCATCTATTTCTTTGGTAAAATATTTAGAGCATTTAGCATTTTCTTTAGTAGCACATGGATCTAGATCAAAATTAAACTCTTTATTTAATTTGTCAAAGAAATCTTGTGGTGTTGCCCACAAATCTGTTTCACTACTAAACATTACCGCTGTATTCAATTTATCACCTTCTTTTCTGTCGCCTTAATTTCAAATTACGAATTAATATAAAAATTAATTTTACTTTTAAATTCCCATCCTCTTTTTAACAACTTTCTATTGTGTTTATTTATTTCTTTTTCTAAGTCCATATTTTCTGTTTTTACTTTTGTATACAACATTCCTACACTTACTTGTATTAGGTCTAATATCTCTTCTGTAGTGTTTTCTTTATCATTATTTAGAATCGCTTCCTTAACTTCTTTAAACTCTTCCTGTAGCTTTAGGAGTTCTTCGGGTAATGTTTCTTCTTTATCTAAAATCATTAAATGCATCTTGGCTCTCCTTATTTTCTTCTATGGTATATCTAAACCCATTCATCATAATTGGTAGTGTTATATAGGTTATGTCCTGACTTTTAAATACTAAAGGTGTTACAGGACTTTCAGCATAAATCTCATAGTTCTCAATATTTATATTCTTTAATAACTCTTTATTTATAAATATCAAGTCATTATTTGCTTTAAATATTTGCATTTTATCGCTCTTTTCATATACAAAAGGTAACATTTCACATTTTGTTTTATTAGACATATCAAAGTGTTCTAACATATCTAATTTTTTGTATTTATTTGTCTTGTTTATTTCTCTATCTCTGATAAAGAAACTGTTTTCTAAATCTTGAAAAGTATATCCTTGTATTATTTTCTTATAACTTTTACATTTATTAGGTATCTTAAATCCTGTGTATCCATCTATTACTATAAAAAATTCTTTATATAGGTTAAAAACAAAAGTGTTTTTTAAAGCATTTTTAACCCATCTTTCAAATAGTTTTATATCTGTCATTCTTATTTACCCCCTTCATATGGTTTTCCACATAATGGACAATATTTATATTGAATATTTACAGTAGTTTTCTTTAATTTCCATTCACCTTTTTTATTCTTTTGCTCATATTTTATAGTCACTGGTGAATAAAATCTTTCTGGATTAGCTTTCACATTAAATAAAATACAACCATTATCTATTAAAACTTCTTTTATATTTCTTTCATTCCATCCATCCATTTTATTTGGTAATTCCTTTAATCTTTCTCTTAATTCATCCATACATTTACACATAATTATTTATCCTCCTTATTTTTCAAGTAAATTAATAACCTTCCCTATAGGCTTATCTCCAATAACTTTCATACCATCACTTAAACACATTCCTATAGTTATATCTAACATTTCTAATTGTTCTTTGTTCAATGCAACTGGATAAGCTACACTATCTTTTACATAAACTAATGCTAAACCATCTTTCTTGCCATCTGTCATATTATTCATACTTATTTGCCTCCTAAACAAATTTTCTCATTCTGTAGTTGTTTTCCAAACCATACTTGAAGATAACTATATTGCTCTTTTCTAAAATCCTCCCTGCTAAGGCTTGATCTAAGTTTATTAATAGTTCTGGTGTAAGTTCACTATTATAAATTGTTGGCTTGCAATTAAGATAGCGTTGGTTAATTATAGGCTGTATATGTTTTATGTCCGATTCCGTTAACTCTCCAACCAATTTCCCATTCTTAATTTTTTCTTTAAACAAATCATCTATTATAAGCAACTCACACTCTGTATATCGCTTTGTTAATTCCATGTAACTTTCATTCATAGTGTTAGCCTTTAACTCTCTAATTGCTTCCTCATATGGCATATAAACAACATTAGTACATATGCCACTATTTATAAGATTTGCTCCTATTCCTATTGCTAGGTGGCTTTTTCCTGCCCCTGGTTGTCCTAAAAAAGCTAAATTATTTCCCTCTTTTGTTTTTATTGTGGTATAATCCCTTATATAGTCTATGGCGACTTGCTTAGCTCTTTTAGTTATGTCGCTGTAGACTGCATATTCGCTTATTCGTTTTACTTTAGATGGGTCTATACCAAAATGCGCCCATCTTCTTTTAGTTAAATCTTTTTTATAACACTCACATCTTTTAAAGCCATTTTCGCCTTGTACAAAAGTTGTATCTTGGCACTTATTACATTTATAATCAACCTTCGTATTTGGAGAAGTCATATTCTTGCTTCTTACTTCCTTCAGTATTCTGTTTAATCCCTCCATTAACTCCCTCCTTATCTGTGTAATTACCTTCTAATACCTTTATAAAGTTGTTAGGCTTTACCAACCAATCAAAGGTTATAGTCCATCCTTTATTGTTTTGCCCTTTCAAAAATGGTCTGGATTCTATATTTTCAATAGCTTTCAAAATATTATCAGTACCATATTCCTTTATCCTTGCATTTAACATTTTATATCTTATAGTTCCTTTATTAATAGCAATTAACTTATTAAGGTTCAAAGAGTTCCATTTATCTACTATTGGTTGTAACTTGTTACTACTAACAACTTCAGTTGTACTATCTATATCTTTATCTATATCTTTATCTTCTTCTATATCTAGGGGGTTAACATTAGCTTTACTGTTAACTTTACCGTTAGTTTTACTGTTAACTTTACATTCCCCAGTAGCTAATAATTTTTGCTTTTCTCTGTACCCTTTCATATATTCCCTCATGTATTCCTTTCTTTCTTCTAATTGGTCTAAGGTTTGATGTTTACTCCAATTAGGAATAGTTATAACATTGTCTATTACTTCAATCATTCCGAATTGTTCAAATGTATTTATAGCAAGTCTTACAGTGTTTAAAGGTCTACGGAAAATTGTTGCTAACATTTCATCAGTATAGGGTATCTTATCATTTAACATAAACACCCCAGAATTATTATTTTTACCTGCGAGGCATAATAATTTAAACCAAATCACTATGATACTGTCTGCTTCCGGCATATTTTCTATTAGTAGTATTTTTTCATCGTCAAATATATCTGTAACTATTTTTATCCATTTTACTTTCCATTTTACTTCCCCCATATAATCCCCCTTATCTTTGCAAAAACTCTATCCTATCCTCTAAACTTTGTATTTGGCTTTCTGCCTGTTCTAGTAACAATTCTTTCTCTACTAGCCTTTCATATAGTTCATTTGTTGTTGTTTCATCATATAGATTTTTTTCTATCAGCTCTAATAGCTTTTCAAACACTTCTCTTTGTCCAACTATGCTCAAGTCATAATTAAATAGTTGGCTTAACTTTAAACAAAATCTATCATCTTGTTGATCCATAATTAATTGTGTTTCTTTATCTGCATATAATTCGGAAGTTAACATATTAACCCTCCTGCTTTTTCATGTTTTCATAACCCTCGCATACTTGGTCATATTGTGACTTGGTAAGCTTGGCTATATCTGTAGTTTTAAATTTAGTAAACACCTGGCTTTTAACTGTTTTATTATCTATTCCTACACTCTTTGCTATTGCAAACAATCTATTTATTTGTGCATCACTTAAACCTGTTTTATTACTTCTTCTTCCTGCTGTATCCTTTTTATCTGGGTCAAGTTCATCTGTAGGAGCTTGGAAAAATTTTAATATAAAGTATCTTTCTGAATAAGTAAGCCCACTCCCATAAGCTTTGCTTATATCATCTTGGGCGCCATAAAGTTTCCATGGTATTTCTAAAGTTTCTTCTGGCTTTTCTGCATTTAACCATACATAAAACATTTCACCTTTAACTATATGGTCCGTACATTCTTTACCTTTAGAAGTCACATAATCAAATGTATAATTATCAGTAGCGCCTATCTTAGGTATTAATAACACTCCTAAACTATCCATTTTTTCTCTAATTTTGGCTATAGCTTGGCTTCCACTTACATAATTATATCCGTGACCTTCCGTATCTTTTGAAAACTTAATAACTTCCTTTCGTATTTCTATTAACTTTTGATATAAATTCATTATTCCACCACTTTCACATTTATATTTTCTTCTTCTACAATGCTAATCTCTGGAATGACCTCCCCTGTATTTTTATCTAATACAATTCCATCTTTTATTAAAAATGATTCTTTAAGACCTGTTTTATTAATTTCCTGTTTGGTTCTAATTAGATTTTTATACCCGTTAGAATTTAGATATTTTAATAGTGTTTCTTCATTACCATAATTCCATTTTTTATTCTTTCTACTTGTTACTTGTCCATAAGGTGTTGTTATTTTAGCTTTAGGGTCACTCTGCTTTAATTCTTTATAATATTGCATTAATAGCCCATTAAAGTATTCAAGCGTGGTTAAATCGCTCTTGGATTCTTCTATAAGCCAGTTATCTATTCTTTCTTTTTCTGCTTTTGCTAGTTCTTCTTTTTCTAAAATACTTTCCTTATATTCTTTTATCTTTCTTAATGCCCAACTAGCACCTTTCAAATTCTCTATTTTAAAAGTTTCTTGGCTTTCCATTCTTCTTTTACCTCCTTCTTACATCTAATTGCCATACAACTAGGTTCATATAAAATTTGTTCTCCCCTATCTGTTTGGCAAATAACTTTTTGCAATGCAAAATGTATGCACCCTTTGCAATAATCATCCACTTTACAAAACCTCTAATCTTGTATAAAATATATTTAACGATTTTTAATTTAAGTTTATTGCTCCTGGCAGGGAGCTATTTTTTTCTCTATATAATTTTTCCAACATTCAAAACAACTGCTATCACTGTTAATATACCTACACAATTCAAAATCAATCTGTTCTGGGCAACTAAATTGCTCTACACAAAATCTAGTAAACCTTTCTAGCCCTACAGCTTGTACATTCTTTGTGCAAATATCTTTATCTATCATATTTGCCCTCCTTATATTTTGTCATTAGATGACATATACCTGTATCTGTCCTACCATATATTTTCCCTAGTTCAACATATGTCATTTCTTTTTTTAGTTTTATAGCATCTTCTAAATCTTCATTCTTCATTTTTGCTCTCTTATTTATTTTTCCAGCTTCATAGCATTCAAAAGCCTGTTCAATTGTGTAGACTTCTTTACGGAGAACTGCTACTGCTAGTACATACCAATTCTCATTCATTTTTTTATCCCTCCTTTTCTATGCACATCTTTTAAAGATACATGCACTCCTTGCTGCAATATCTAATGCGTAATCTAAGCTTGTACACTTATTGAAATTAAGTCTATTAAACTTAATATTATCTGTTGTTATTTCGCATATAATTGCAAACTCTGCTTTTGTTAGATTGATTCCCCTTTCTTCTAGTATTTTTTTAAACATTTCTATTCCTCCTTTTACTACTTATCCCCTTTATGGTAAAATTTCGTTGAAAGGGGATTGTTATATATGCGTTTAAATCATGATTGCATAAGAGATATACTCTTATATGTTGAAGAAAATATTACTTATGATATTGAATCTGTAGATGTTGAAAATTTAATTTCCAAATTTAGTTCAAAATATGATAAAGACACTATAAACTATCATATAAGACAAATTGGTAATGCTTCTTTAGTTGAAAAAGTTTTTTATTCTGAAGATTCTCCAAAATTTATTAGTGATCTTACTTGGGAAGGACATGAATATATTGACAATATTCGTGACCCTAAAGTCTGGACAAAACTTAAAGCTTCAACTAAAAACTTAGCTTCTGTTAGTTTACCTATTCTTATAGAAAAGGCTCCAGACATAGTTAAATTTTTCTTATCTAATCCTTAATCCATTCTTTATGCATCTATCACTTTTCTCACATACTTTTTGTTTATAGACCTGTAGTATTTCATTTGCAGGTCTTCCTTTTATGTCAATAAATTTCTTAACATCACCATGGTTTTTAACTGTATTTAAAATCTCAATCTCCGTATCTGAGAGAACAGCAATTACTATCTCACCAGTTTCTAAAATACCTGTAATTCCATAGTTTCCCTTTGCAATACCTTCTTTTATAATTTTGGTTGTCATTCTTTTAGCATCCATTTTTAAATCTCCTTTACTACCTCAACATTCTTAAATATCCAGTTTAGGGCAAATATTTTCAAATCATTATGATCTACAATGACCTCATCTTCTGGCAAATCAACTTCTTCAAGAAATTCATAATTCTCTCCATCGAGCATTTCAATAGTTAAGTTAAATATTTCTTTATCATATAAAAATCTAAAGATATCTATATCTATATAAATCATTGTTCCTGTAGAAACATTTAAATTTAAATCTGTTGTTTTTATTTTTTTACCCATTTGCATTACCTCCTAAGCTTTTATTCCATGTTTTATAGCCATTTGACTTACTATACTTATATAAATTTCTTTAAGCCTTACATCATTAGCTATAACATCAAGATTATTTAATTTATCAATTTGACTTTGAGCCATTCCATTAAGTGCTGCTCTAGCTTGTAAGTTTTTAAGTCTTATACTTAATTTACATTTAGCTCTTTCTTCTAATGCTCTATAGATTTCATCCTTAGGTGTTTTGTAATCTTGTAACTTATAACAAATCTTCCCTATTAGCTTATTAGTTTCTTTTCTCCATTCTTCTTTTGGATTTATTGTTATTACATCCCTTATAGCTTGTACTTCTTCTTTGGTTTCTTGCACTGCTGCATTTAATTTTTTTTGTTCTAGTTCTGTAGTTGCTAATGCCTTAAATAAATTATTAAACATTTGTAGCTCTGGACTTAAATTAGATGTATTTATTATCTTCTGTTTAAGTTTTTCCTCTACTTTTATAAAATAGTTCTTTGCTGCTTCGCCTTTGAAGTTGTGAGTACCCATCGCTAACTTTTTAGCAAAAGATGCACTTAACTTATAATCTTTAGTTATGTTGCCCTCGACAACAATGTCGAACCCTTTATAATCCTCTTCTTCTATTGCAAATGAATTTTCTAAGATATTTGTTTTTGCCCATCTTGAAAATTGTCCTTTAGCTAGCTCTAAAAAGTTGTATAATTCTCTAGCTGTAGTTCTACCTTCTTCATCAATTTCTAGTACAACTTCTATAGGTGTTAAATTTGTTATTTCTGTTATTACAGGCTGTCCATTTTGTATACTTAAACTTACTTTTTCCATTCAGTTACCTCCTAATAAAATTTATAAATTCATTGTTTTAAGCAATTCTGGTAGTGCATTATTTATACAATTTTTTAATGTTTCATATTTGCGTTTCCATTCTTCTGATTCTTTCTCTAATCTTCTTTCCCTAGGAGTTTTAATATCATATTTATTAAATAAAGGCTCATTTTCCATCTCTTCTATCGCTATCAAAGGAAATCTATTTTTGTTTGCTTTTAAATGAGGTAATTTACCAGCATTATTATCTTCATAAATTTTTGTTAAACATGTTTGCCATCTTTCAGCTAATTGTTTAGGTGTTAATACCGTTATATTCATTTAACTTGTCCCCCTTCTAATTAATTTTTAAATCTTTGAATATCTCATCTATTGTGCAGCCATAGGCCTTGGCAATTTTACTAATTAACTTTGCACTTGGAGTTGTATGCCCCTGTTCTAATTTATAGAAAGTACTTTTGCTTATTCCTAGCATTTCAACAGCCTCATTAGTATCTAAACCCATATTAATTCTTCTTATCTTTATTGGTGTTATTTTCATTTGTTATACCTCCTTTTTGATTAATTTGTTGTTTTGGTGATTTGTTTTTCCTTGCTATGGCTATATATTATCCTATTTTGTGATAATATTAAACTTCTATTTTATCACAAAATAGGATAATATAAAAGATTATATTTAAATTTCTTTAAAATTCTTTATTTATCTTAAATTTCCTATTGATTTTATCCTAAAATGTGATAAAATTATCCCAAGAGGTGAATTTGTTATGCTAGGTGATAAAATTAAACAATTAAGGGAGAATAAAAAATTAACTCAACATGAGTTAGCAAATAAATTAAATATAGCTCAATCCACGATTGGTATGATTGAAGGCAATAAGCGACCAGCTGGTAGAAAAACATTAATAAAATTAGCTGATTTTTTTGGTGTGTCAGTTGATTTTTTACTATCAGAGGATATTGCATCAGAAGAAGAAATCATTAAATTAACTCAAAAAGATGAAAAAGATATAAAAAAAGCTCTTAATGAAACACTAAATCAATTAGAAAACTCACAAGATGGATTAATGTTTGATGGTGAACCTATAGATGATGAAACAAGGGAATTATTAAAAATAAGCTTAGAAAATTCTATGAGGTTAGCTAAAGAAATAGCTAAGAAAAAATATACTCCTAAAAAGTATAAGAAATAATTTTAAGGGGTGGGTATAATGAAAAACATAATACACGAAAGTGTTAATAAATTAGTAAAACAATATAAAACGAATAATCCTTTCGATATTGCTAATGCTAAAAATATTATAGTTATTAAAGAACCTCTTGGATCTATTAATGGATACTATAATAAATTTGTTAAACAAAAAATAATACATGTAAATAGTGATTTAACTTACTCTAAGCAATTATTTACATGTGCTCATGAGTTGGGACATGCTATCCATCACCCTAACGCTAACACACCATTTTTAATAAATAATACATTTTATTCTATAAATAAATTAGAACGTCAAGCTAATATGTTTGCTGCTAGTTTATTAATTTCTTCTGATATATTTTTTCACTATGAAGGCTATTCTTTTGAATATATTTCAAAAGCTGAATATATACCACTTGAACTTTTAAAACTACGTCATAAAATGTTAAGTAATTCACATTAATTATTTATTAATTTTTTTGCAGATAAATTAGAACATATGTTTTGGAAGGAGCGTAATTAAATGGATTATAACATAACCTATAGAGAGAAAGATAAAGGAATACAATTTATAATTAGTTATAAATTAAATGGGAAGTGGAAACAAAAGGCTAAACAAGGATTTAAAAAGAAATCTGAAGCTAAGAAAGCTGCAGATAAAGCATTGGAAGAATTAAAAGAAAAATTTAAAAATGAAATAGATTTAAATAATAATTATAATAATATAACTTTTGCAGAGTTTATTGATATTCATTTGCAACATATAAGTTTACATGTAGAGCCTTATACCTTAGTAGGTTATAAAACTGCATTAAAGAAATTTAAATCTTTATATAACATGAAAATTTGTGATATAAAACAAATACATATCCAAAATTGTGTAGATGATTTAGTTAAAATGAATTTAAAAGATTATACTATAAAAACGTATATACAAAAGTTAACTGCAATTTTTAATTCTGCTATTAATCAATATCAAGTAATAATTACAAATCCTGTAAAAAACATAAGATATATTCCAAATAAAAATAAAAACGAGAAAAAAGTATTAAATGATACTGAATTAAATGATTTATTAAGCAAGATAGAAAATAAGCAATACTACATTATGACTCTACTTGCTTCTAAATGTGGTCTTAGAATAGGTGAAATACTTGGTCTTACATGGGATAACATAGATGAAATAAATAAAGCTATAATTGTAAATAAGCAATGGAAATTAAATAAGGATGGTAAGTTTGGATTTGGTGAATTAAAAAGCAAAAACTCTTATAGAAAAGTTCCATGTCCTAAAATTATATTTACTTATTTAAAAACATACAAAAAAGTTGTTAATATAGATAACAGAATAGTGAACTATAAAAACACTATTTCAAGTGCTAGTAATATACGAAGGGAATATAAAAAACTTGGATATGATATAAGCATACATGAGTTAAGACATACTTATGCTACAAAATTAATATCTAGCGGAATGGATTTTAAAACTGCTGCAAATATTTTAGGGCACGATATAGAAATGACTATGAAAATTTATTCTCATGTAACGGATGAGATGATGGAACACGCAACAAATATTATCGAAAAAATTTTTTGACGTATTTTTGCCGTTTTAATAACAATCCTTTGAATTTAAACACTTATTATATATTAAGTGTATCTTTCCCAAATATAAACTCATAGCAATACCTCCATATATTAAATTCTTCTGAAGTTTAAAAGGTTTTTACTTATAAATAATATCTCACTTCATTTAAATTTTATTTATATTTTCTACTTAATTTTATATAACTTAATAATTAAATTCTGTAACGGATGTTACTCAAATTTAAATTTATTAAACCTCTTTTATAAAATTCTAAGTTTGTTTTTAAAAAAACTTAGCTTCATTTTTTTATTTAAAGTTATTCTGCTACAGCTATTTCTAATTATTTTTATATTATATATAAAAATTTCAAAGTATCTTGCTTATTTTAAATAAAGTTTAGATGGAGCAAAAACTTTATCTAAATTAAAGTTCACTTTATATAACTAGTATAAGTAAAAAGAGTTTGATCTACTCTAAAAAATTTAAGATTCTAGAGAATCAAACTCTTTTATTTTCTCTTATTCCATGCTTTTAAATCTATTTTTATAAAACCAAACAAAAACCGTACGTTTTTAGTACGGTTTTTGTTTATATGTTTAGTTTAATTTTACTATAACCTGCCCACCAGAAAGTAAAGAACTATCAAATTCTAATTCTAATCCAGTAGTGCCTTTTGGTACTTCTACAACGTAAGCTCCTGTCATTTTTCTTCCGGCTCCAAGAGTTCCGTCCATTTGTCCAGCTTTAGCAGCAGATAACCCCATAACTGAATATTCGCATTGCCTACCGTCTTTATCTACAACTTTAAACATTGCAATTGAAGATACTGCTTTTTCTTCTTTACCTGTATTTTCTAGTGTAATGTCTGCTGCAATATATTCGTTACCATCTTTAGGTTTACTAAATTCATCCCCAGCAACTGTATAAACCTTATTAACTGTAACTTTTAAATCTTTTAATTCTACAACATCGCCAACCTTAAAAGTTTTAGATTTTGCTTCTTCTTTATTCTCCTCTACCTTTGCATTTGTTTGTCCTACTTTTTTAGGGGTATCTTGCATATTAACAATAACACCTCCTACAACTATAACTGCGATTACCCAAAACCATATTTTTTTATAGAATGGTTTTTTAATTTTTTCTCCCATGTCATAACCTCCTTGCAT